TTCATACCCGTTGACATGGCAGACGACATTTGTGGGCATGAAACCGCCAGTGGCGAACCATGCCAAAACCCCGCTAGTGACGGGGATTCGTGTTGGTTGGACGCACATGGAGGGAGTGCGAACAAATCAGGGCGTCCCTCGAAACTCTCCTACGACAGACAAGAGAAGATAGCCACGGCAGTTGAAGGCGGGAAGAGTCTCACGTCGGCAGCACGCATGGCAGGGGTAGACCGCACGACAGTGTATGGGTGGATTGACCGAGGAGAGGCAGACAAGGAAGAGGGTAAAGACAACGAGTTCACGGAGTTTTACGACAGGCTTACACGCGCCAAGGGACACGGAGAGGACTTCTACTTCAATCTCGCACTGGAGATGGCGAAGGAAGATGGCGACCACAGGTTCATTGCGTCGCTCATGAAACAGCGGTATCCCGACTCGTGGGGCGAGACAGAGACGGGCGTGGAAGCCACCGAGATCACGGTCTCGTCTGACGTGGTGGAAGTGACGGAAGCAGACTTACAACACGACTAACCACCACGGCTTACTACACGCATGAGTACACAGTCGTTCAATTTCACATGGAAACTCTCAGCCAAACAGCGGGAGTTATTCGAGTCAGACGCGCGGTTCCGCGTGGGCATGATGGGTCGCCGGTTCGGGAAGAACGAAGTCTCGACGGCGATAGAAGTCGATTACGCCACCCAACCCCACAAATACACGTTCGGCACAGATGACCCAGACGGCGGTCTTGTGTGGCATATCGCCCCGACCTATCGGCAGGCGTATCGACATGGCTATCTCAAAGTCATGGAGAAACTGCCGGATGCGTTAGTAGACGATGATAACACCCGTGGGAGTGAGTGGTCGCCGTCCAAAGTGACGCTTGTGACGGGTTTCGAGTTAGAGTTCCTTTCCTACGGCAACCCCAAGGGCTTGCAGGGGGAGGGCGTGGACTTGATTGTTGGCGACGAGTGGGCCTATTCGGACCCCGAGATATGGGACAAAGACTTGCGTCCGATGCTCTTAGATACCGGCGGAGGGGCTGTACTCATTTCTAAGCCACTCGGAGAAAACCACTTCTACGACCATTACTGCATGGGTGCAATACCGGACCAAATCCACGGCGACGGGCAACCTCGTCGTGACGAATGGGAGAGTTTTCACGCTACTGGGTATGACTCGCCATTCATCCCCGATTCGGAACTCGACAGTATCAAAGAGACGACGCCCGAGAGTGTCTTCCGACAGGAGTACCTTGCAGACCCGGCGAGTGGTGGGACACTCCTCACGTTGGATATGCTTTCGTCTGAACCCGTGAGTGTCTTGGACGAACGGGATGCCGGATATTGGAATTGGCACGTCTCGGTCGACCTCGGCGTGGAAATGTCGGCAGCGAAAGCGCGGGAGAATGACACGGACTACTGGGCACTCGCTATCGTGGCCGAGCACCCGAGACAACCGTTAGCCTATCTGTGTGAGGTACGCCGTCGACGTGGACAAGCCCCGAGTCAGGCAGCCCAATGGATTAACGACGTGATTGAATGGGTGCCAACGCGACGGGTGAAATACGAGAAGGTGCAAGCCCAAGCGTGGTTTGAACAGCACTTGCAGGACGAGGGTCTGACGCCCGTTCCCCACACGCCCAACGCGAAGAAAGAGGACCGTATTATCGGCTTGTCTGTGCCCTTCTCTAACGAACAGGTGAAACTCCTTGATTGGTCGGAACTCCCGAAGGAAATGGATTGGTCGGACTTTCGAACCGAGTGGGCGGGGTTCCCCGGCGGGAAGGTGGACCAATTGGACGCCGTTGCGCAGGCACTGGATGATGTGAACTTCGGCACAAACGTTAGGGGCGACGGACTCGACCTCTATGGCAGGGATAGATAATGAGCTTGAAGATACGTTTTAGGTGGGCGGGTGTGGCCTTTGAAGCCTCAAAACAAAATGGAGATTCGTGGCTCAAGGTTGCTAAGACGACGGCAACGGGGTTTGTTCAAGGAATAAAATTAGAACGAGAAGGCAGTGTGAAAGTGTTGGCGAGGGTTGTGAATAATGAGCGATGAATCCGGCGGGTGGTTGACCGACGCTGTTTCAGACGGCATCCAGACAGTCCGTGAGACGGTTTCGTTCCTTGGCGTGGAGCGAGAGAAACACGTGTGCGACCACTGCAACGTGGCTTGTGAGGAGACGTTTGTGTTCGACGTGAGGCAAGCCGCGTTTGACGACGGCCAAACTCCGGCGTGGGAGTGCCCTGAGTGTGAACAGACCTACTACAGAGAGACGGGCGACGAATCGCATACGATGGACTTGTACGATAGGTAGACTGTCGTTCAATCCTAAAGTCACGACACTACGCTTGTAACCGTTGGATTCGTGGAACGTCGGTATTTCTAAGGTGTTGGCATACGTGGGTGTTAGCATGGACTCCAAAGAGTTCAAACGGCAGTTTGAGGAATCATTTCACGAACACAGAGAAGTCACGTGCCGAGAGTGCGACCGAACCTTTGAGTTTGACGACGATGATACGCTTGATGATGCCGCTGCGGTGTGGAACAACCACGCGGTGTGGAACAACCACGTAATGAGCACTCCACAGTAACGGCACTTCTCCGGCTAAGAGTCTTTATCTGGAATAGTGCAGTTACCCAAAGTCACCAACAGTAACTATTAAGGCAGAGCGTTTCTACTACCAATACGTGACGAAAGCAGTCAAAGTACCGTCGCCAGTGTACGACCGAGTGACACGAGAAGCAGAGCGCAAAGACGTACCGCGCGGCGTTATCATCCAAGAGTGGATGGACAAAGCCGAGAAATACGACGAACTCGAAACCACCCGATACTAATGAGCGAACTATACAACAAGTTAGAGGCACGGGTTCAATTACTCAATGCCTCGGGGTTCGAACCCGACCGCATAGTTGTCCCCGGCGATGAATGGGACGGTGTAAAAGACGTGGCAGACGTGATAGAGGGAGAAGGAACGCTTGGTGGAGATAGGACAGAAATTGCAGGTGTGCGTGTACTCTGGCGACAACAATCAAAAGCAGAGATTATCTTTAAGGTAGAACAATGACAGTCCCATCCCCAAACATCGACCGGCTATTCAGTCGCACCGACGACAGAGGACCACTCTTAGCAGAGGAGGAGGAGGAGGACAAATGCCAATCCTGATTCGCTCAAAATGCACGGGTGGCGGACGAAGCGTCTATCACACGGACCCAGACTGTAGCATGGCCGCAGACAAATCAAGAGAAATCACGCCCGACGTGTTAGCGCGGATGGACTTGCGACAGTGTGAGTGGTGTGCCGATGAGTGACGAGATGGTGTATGTGGTGTCGAATCGCCCGAATAAAGTTTATCACTCCGACCCGGAGTGTTCGAGATTGAAGAACGCCAACGCCGCGCGAGAAGTGCGTAAAGAGACGGTGAACTTTCGAGAATGCAAATACTGTTCGGGCGAGTTCACGGTGGCAGATACGACGAGCGAGAAAAACCAACCCGGATGGGAGATATACCGCAAGGCCGTGAGTGGTGAATTATGAAGTGTCCGGCCTGCAATTCGGAGATGGACTATCGGTGGTTAGACGACGCTCAAGAACGACGGCATGAGTGTCCCGAGTGTGGGTTAGTCGAGTACACGAACGCGAAAAACGAGGTGCATGCATGAACATCCATACTCGTTGCCCGGCGTGTGACCAACATGGGGTTGAAGTCACCGCCCAAGACAAAGAGGCGTTAGTCTGCATGAACGCGGGTTGTCGGGTATTCGTGTTTGCAACGTATCTCGGGTGATAGAGTGACGGACTATCTATTGCTCAGGGGTGCGTGTACCCAACTCATATTTGAGGAGGAAAAGGCCTTAGAAAACGAGTGGCACACGGGCGACGAATACGACAATCGGCTATGGAAAATCGAACGTCTCAAACGGTTTAAGAAATACGTTGAACTCCACCGAGAGTTTAACGAATAGCCGAAACCCTTAGTCCCTGCCCTTAATACGGGGAAGTATGAACGTCTCACCCGCCGAACGCCTTTTACTCGCTGTAACGCTCCTTGCCGTCTTGTATCGCATCGCCCGCGAAGAGTGGCCGGTTGGCCTTGAAGTCGAATCCACGGAGTACAACTAATGCCGAAGTACAACCTTCGCATTGGCAATCGCCGTGTCCCAATCGCATCAACCGACACGCCACTCTCCGAAGCAATCGGGAAACGCCTTGCATCCAGCACGCCCCAGACGAACGTTGACAGTATGGGTGGCGGCCACTCCTATCAGTTCAACGGCCAAGACCTGACCTTCGAGGACCTCCGCGACATCAAAGACGTGCGAGACTCAGGCGGGCAAGTCGCCCAACTTATGGACTATAAAGCACTCCTCAACTTCGGTGAAGGGTGCGAGATTCACGTTGAAGGCGACGACGAAACCAAGCAACTCGTCGACGGCGAACCCATGACTCTGAGTGAATGGTTAGAAGACGCGTTCCCCCACTTGGACCTGCTCGTTCTCGACTTAGGCGGCGATGCACTCTGGTATCCCTATGCCGTGGGTGAGATTCAAGAGACGATTACGGGCGAGTTCAAAGAAGCACTCCCGGCAGAACCGTGGACACTCATGCCCGAGTCAGACGCTCAAGGAAAGGTGCAAGCGTGGCACCAACGCACCAAAACACACGGTGGCTACCAAACCCAGACACTCCCGGCAGACGACTTGTGGCATATCGTGATCAACAAAGCGAGTGCGCGTGACGAAGTGGGGATTAGCGAAGTCCTGCGAAACAAAGACGAGATTCAAGCGTTCAAGCAAAACGAAGCAGCAATCAATCAGGCGATTGAACTCCACGGCTTCCCACAGCGACACGTCAAAGTCGGGAAAGAGGACGGCGCACCCGTTCGGGATAACGACTTGCGACGTGTCAGGACTATCTTCGACCCACGGACCACCGACGCCAACACGGCGTATTTCACGGGGCAAGACGTGGACGTGGAAACGCTCGAAGCGCACAACTTCGACTACTCGGCAATCCACGAGATGGACATGCGCAACTTGACGACGGCGTTGGGCCTCCCGCTCGAAGCGGGCAACGTCGGTGCCGATGGGTTGGGGAGTGGCAAGCCTGCCGAGTTGCGCTTCGCGCTATTGAAGCTCGCTATCAAGGCCAACCAACGGTCCTTTAGCGTCCAATTCGTCGAGCGCGTCATGCGTCCGGTGGTTCGGGATTACTCGCCGTTTGACCACGAAGCAGATATTCGGCTTGAAATCAACGACCCATTAGAGGATATTGGCGAGGTGGCCGACTTGATTCAACAGGTGGGTGACTACATGACGAACGAACAGGTAGCCGAGAAACTCGACTTACCCGCGCCTGAGGACGACGAAGTTGCGGACTCGTACCGTTCGCCTGCCGATATGGAAAAAGACGAAGCGGGTGTCCAAGACGAACCATTTGGAGGGATGTTTGCCGGACGTGATATGGGAAATAGGTGCTTAGGCGAAGGTATCACCGACGACGAACTCCAACACGCCCCGGAGTGGGACCGGCCACTCCTCGAAATGTATCAGGGCGTCACGAACCCCGAGAGTGACACGTCTCGCACACTCGTTTCCTTCTCGTCGTCAGGAACGCCGGAGTTCGTCTTAGAACGAATTAGAGAATCTATAATGGATGGTGCACTCTTTTCAGAGTTTGACAATATCCCGAGTTCACGGCTTATGGAGTTGCGTCAGACCTTTGCTGACGAACTTGGTACGGACAACTTCACGCTTGACTCTATCACGGACGCACTCATGGACTTTGAGGCAGACCTTACTCGGGATGCCGCAGAGCGTATCGCTCGCACAGAATCATCGGCAGTATTGAACCATGCAAGGGAGATTTCTTACGAGGAGCGTGGGGAGGGTAACGAACTCTTCTATTGGACAGGCGCGGACTTAGGAGATTCACGCCAGACCGAAGCGTGTGCGTGGTTAATCCGTCAGACAAACCCCTTCTCAGGAGGTACGCCCGTGCCGATGAACGAACTTCGGGATATGGTCGACGAAGCACCGTCACATGATGATAGCATGGACAACAATCTCGCACGGCCTGATTCGTGGGTTGTGCACCCCAACGAGAGAAGTTCGTTCGTGAAGGCACCCCCGAACTGGGAACAACTATAGCCCAAACGCTTACTCTCTTGCCGTGGACGTAGGAGTATGAGCGACTTGAAAGGCGCACTCACAGACATCGACGGCGTTGGCGACAAGACGGCAGACAAGATTCTCAACGTGGTTGCAGAGTTCGACACGTCAGAACCGGACCCACTCGTCGAGAAGGCCAAAGAAGCAGCACGGGAGGGCGACGACAGACGCGCGGCAATCATGCTTCGGCGGTCAGATAAGTAATTATAAGGCCCGTGGGGCACAAGTAGAGAACGCCCATAACGGGGGGTCCTTTCGGGAAGGTAGCTCAATGGTAGAGCCAAAGCGCGTATTGAACCTCCCAACTACGGGGGTGACGCGACGGTGACACGTAAGTACCTCACCGGGGATGTTGGTTCGAATCCAACCCTTTCCGCTTTCAAGGCGTAGATTAAAGTCAGACGCTTGCATAGGCGTACATGTCCACAAGGCACGCACCCGCGTTGGTTCATCACCGACGTAAGAGGGCGAGACGTGGATGTGCAAACTCGACGACTGCTCACGGTACCCACCGAAGCACGTTCCTATCCACCCACCTCATGCCACGGGGCGCGTCTCGGACCGCGCCTATAATACCGTGGTTTTCGGATACTCCTTTCGTGGCAAAACACTAACCACCCGTGAGACGAACGTCTATCCATGAGCGAAGACCCGCGAGAAACTGACTTTGATTACGGCGAGAAAAAAGACGACGGTCAATATGAAAACTACCCGACGATAGACGAAGGTGAGTTTGAGCAAAAGCCCCGCACGTCTTACGTGCACGTTGATGGATGTGGCGAACGCACCCGAATGACTGGCAAACTCCCCGAATCAATCGCGCGTGACCCTAAGTGGTACACCGACACCTATTGTGCTGGTTGCAAAGACCACGTTCCAGTTGAAGAAGTGAAATGGATTGACGGCGAAGACTGGGTGGTGAACGGCTAATGCCATTTGGTGAATATTCGGACTTCGAGGACTGTGTGTCCAAGAATAGCGATAAAAGCGACCCAGACGCCTATTGTGCGGCAATCAAGCGCAAGATAGAGGGCGAAAACGCACTTTCTGACGCCGAACGCGAAGCGGCAGAGAACTCCGAGTGTCCCACGGGAGAAGTCAACATCGACGGTCGGTGTGTGCCCGTTGAAGAAGTTGACGACGTGCCACCCTCCTCGTTAGACATGAGTGCAGCGCGAATCATGGCGTCTGCCGAGTCACTCGACACCCAACCAATCAAGCGGGAAGAACTCGGGGACGGCAAAGTCCGATATGCCTCAATCAAACTTGTGTCGGAAGGTGTGTGGACCGACCAAGCGAGCAAGACGCCCACGTTGTATAACGAAGAAACCTTCTCGAATACCCAACCTGACTTTGACTCGGGGGAGTTCGACGGCCCACCCGTCAACATCGCCCACGACATTCACAAAGGCGGCCCGAACAAAGGCGAACCACACGAGGCGTCTATCGGTGGCTACATTGACCCTGACTCGTTGGACACTGACGGCAAGGCGTTGTTCGGGGACATCATTCTTGACCGAAACACCGACGCCGGGGCGTTTGCAGACACCAACCTCAAGAGTGCCTTAGAGAATGACGGCACGGCAGGGTTCTCTCCGAGTGTCGAACTCATGCCCACCGAGATGAAAGAGGCGGCACACCCCCACGCCGAAGAGCACGTTGCAGCCGCAGAGTTGACGGGCACGGGATTGGTTCGTGACCCGGCGAGTAAGTCCGTTGACTTCGCGTATGAAACCCAGAACCGTGCCGTCGCCATGAGCGCGGGTGGCAAAGACGCTAAGGTCATGACCCGTGAAAACGGTGATATGCGCACGAAACTCCTCAGCGGCATGGCGGAGAAACTGCTTGCAGACCCCGACGAAGTGCGGGAAACGCTCGATATGTTCGGGTTTGACGGCCTTGACGAGATGACCGACGACGAAGTGACGGACATGGCCGAAGACCTGCACGAAGACCTTACGTCCGACCTTGAAGGCATGGACGAAGAAGGCGAGGGCGAAGAAATGGGCGAAGGCGAAGAATACGACGACGACGAAGAAGAAGACGAACAGGAGATGCAAGAAGGCGAGGACATGGAAGCACTGAAAGAGCAAGTGTCGTCGCTTTCGTCCCGGCTTGAAGACCTCGAAGACGCCATGAGTCAGGCCATGAGTGCCGACGAAGTGACCGAAGAACTCCAAGAGGCGAAAGAAGAACTCGCGGCGGCAGAGACGGTGGCCGAACTCACCGAGGCGAAAGAGGAACTGGATAAGCGTCTGTCGGAACTCGAAAGTCAGGGCAAGACGCCGAAGACGCTTTCGGATGCGAACACCGATGCCGAAGAGTGGGAACCCACGTATGACTCTTCTCCGGTATCGCCGTCTGGGTGGTAGGTCACTCAGAATTGACTTTCCGTAGGCCCTTACTTTTTACGTAGCACTGTATATCCGTAGCCAGAAGCATGGCTACTGAAACTCAGGGGGAGCACACGTTCCCCGTTGAAGTCCTTATCTCCGGCGAGGAGCTTCGGGGCTACACCGCCGGGGAAGCACTCTCGGCAGGTGAACCCGTGTATCTCTCGGGAGATTACGAAGTATCGGCAAGTTCCGCAGACGGTGGCGAGTTCCTCGGTGTAAACCTCTACGATGTTGCGAGTGGCGAACCCGTTGCCCTCGCGGGCGACGACTGTGAGGTTCGCGTTGAAGTCTCGGAGCAAGTCACTGCCAACGACGAAATCCTGCCGGACGGACTCGGCACCTTCGAGACGGTTGCAACCTCTGCCGCAAGCGCGGGCGTTGCGATTGTCCAAGAAGGCGCGGCAAGTGGAGAAGTCTGTGAAGCGTACATCTTCGCTGTTCAGGGGACCACCGCATAATGTCCACGACTCTCGCACGAAACAAACTCCGCAAGCACGGGCGTCAGGGCAATTGGCGTTTCAAGATGCTCATGGAGGCGGCACTCCCCGGTTCGGACGTGAGTGCCCGCGAAGTCGCCAAAGTTTGGCCGGGTGCCAAGAAGGGCGATTACAGTTTCCTCCAAGGCAATCAGTCGCGTAGTCTCGAAGCCGAGATGACTCGCACGGCACGCGCCGAAGCGGGCACCGACCGACACCGCGCACTCAAGGATTACGCGGTTGACGCCGACAACCTCCCGAAGACGCTTTCGGCAGGTTCGAAGCACCTTACCGAAGACGGCGACGTGATTGAAGCACGTCTCGACGACGCTATCCCTCGGATGCTCTTTGCGGCATCTGACCCGGAATATGTGGATACCTTGTTCCGCGAACAGCTCCTCGAAGTTGTCATGGAGGGGCGCGAACTCCGCAAGGTTGCGCGGGAAGCATCCAACGTTATCAACGCGAACACTCGTGTTGGCGACGTTCCGATTGCGTCTGACGAGGAGTTTGCCCGGCCAACCGGCCAAGGCGCGGAGATTCGTGATGACGGCGAAACCTACACCACTGTCGCGTGGAACGCCACGAAACTCACCGAAGGTTCGCGTGTCACCGACGAGATGCGCGACCAAGCGATGGTCGACCTCATTGAGCGCAACATCCAGCGCGTGGGTGCATCTCTCGAAAACGGGATTAACCGTGTGTTCCTGACGGAACTCGTCGACAACGCACAGAACAACCACGACACCGCCGGGAGTAATCAGGGCTATCAGGCTCTCAACTCGGCAGTTGGCGAAGTCGATAAAGACGATTTCCGCCCGGACACCTACGTCACGCACCCGGATTACCGGACGCAACTCTTCAACGACACGAATCTCGCATATGCGAATCGTGCCGGAACGAACGAAGTGCTGCGCAACCGCGAGGATGCGCCTATCGTTGGCGACATCGCCGGACTTGACATGCACGCTGCTATGTCGAGTGCAACCTACGACGACGGCACGGACATCGGTTGGTCCGGTGGTTCCGAGACGTGGGGCTTCTCGTCTGACGGCGACAAGGGCGCGGTTGTCTACGACCGTGACAACATCCACACGATTCTCTACGCTCCGAACGGGCAGGACGTGGAAATCAAGGACTACGAGGACCCAATCCGCGACATCACGGGCGTCAACGGTCGCCTGCATGTGGACTGTCAGTACAGTCAGGGCCGGTCGAGCGCAACCGTCCAGTACTAACCACGTAGCCCCTCTCTTTTTGACTCACACACCATAGCCGTAGGCATGGCTAACGAAGATACCCTGCGGCGACTCACAGACACAAACGAAGGATGGGCCGATGCCTTTGGGGAACAGGTGGCAAAAAACACCAGAAACGCGATTGACCTCCCGGCGTTCTACGACTTCAGTGAGGAGCGATATCGCTTTATCGAGAACGGAACGCGAATACGAAACCCAGATGTGGATAGTACGCGCTTTTCGGACCAAGACCAACAGTTCTTAATTGAACCACAGTCGGGAGACACGCTGGAGTTCAAGACGGCAGAGGCTCCCCGCTATGTCGTTGGCAACGACGCTGACGTGAGTTGGTCGTTCAAATTCCCGTCCCCACTTGTCGACGCCAACGACTCGTTTACGCTGTTCGTTGAGGGGTCCTTTGAGATAGAATACACTGGCGACGGGACCGTCACTTTCCGGTCGCTTGAAGGTGGCGTTGAGAAGCAGTCTGTAAATGTTGAAACTCCGAACGGGTTAGACTCGCCAAGTCGCCCCGAGTTAGAATTTAACTGGTATGCCGTTGGCCGCGCAGAGGTGTCTATTGACTACACCGACGACAATAAACAGAAAACGACCACGCCAGCAACACTCACAGTTGATGACGATTGGTTAAGCGACGACCCAACTGGCCGGGTTGGATTCCGTCTGGATGTGTCGAACGGCGGTATCCAACTCGAAGCGGGGAGCATTGCGTACATTGTGAAAAGTGGAACGCCGCCGACTTCTCGGGCAAAGCCTCACGTATTCAGTTCAAGCGAACTGAATCAGATTCCGGCCGATGGGTATGGTGTCGTTGGGGCATTCCGAATTGACCCGAATCGTGATAACGTGTTCACCACGATTAACAACGTTGTCGTAACTTCCGAGCAAAGCGTTGACGTTGAACTCAACTTGAAAGCTGTTCCAGCGAGCGCAACAGATGCGGATTTCTTGGACCCAGACGACGACGGCACGGACGAAGGTCCGGCATATCCGCGGAGTAATAGCCCACAAAATTCAGTGATTCAATGGACCCCGAACGTCTCAACGTTCCCGACACGCACCTATGCCGTAGATGGAAGTACGATTCCGAACGGGCGTTCTGTCGGTGCGGCTGTTGAAACCAGTGCGGGGGTCGGAGCAGGGACACAAAAGACGGGGGAAACGTTTGTTCAAAAGCGACCCATCTATCCCGACGACGTTGTGTTGATGATAGGTAACACCCCAGACGCAAGCACTGCCGCGGATGTGGATATCATCCTCGGGAGCGACCAAGACTGGTAAGTCCACCGATAAACCTTTGCCACCACGTATCAATATGGTAGAATGTAATGCAACTACGACGCTCGCCGGGGATGCGTCCGATGGACCGGGACTGGCATCAGGAGAGGGCGAGGGCGCGAGAGCAAGCGTATAGCAGTGACTTAACCTCGCAATTCTCCGAGTCGGAGATTGTCAAGTACGAGCTTGACACGGCACAGATTGACGGAAGTGACAACCCCCGGACGTACATCTGGAACCGGACGATTGACCTCTTCGGGATGAACGGCACGGACGTGCGGGAGTTGAGAAACCGATGATTCACGTCTCTGTTGACCACCTCCAAGCGGACAACGCCGAAAAGTTCAGAGATGCAATCAAGAGTGTGACAGACGAAGAAGTGATTGTCACAGACAGTAGTGTTGCACTCCACGACATCCCTGCGCTTGACGACTATGCTGACGAACTTGCCAAACGAGTTGCGGAGGAGTTGAAAGACCGATGAGTCACAACCCGACAACGTGGTCTAAGTCGTTCATCCCTGACGGTGAGGAGTTCGTCGACGACTCGTATAGCGCGGCAGAGTTAGACCGGATGGACGGGCGAGAGTTGCAGAGTCTCGCGGCCAAACACCCGACTGACGAAGTAAACGGCAAGAGCAAGGCCGTGGATATTCGGGACGCACTCGAAGGCAAAACACGGGTTAGTGTGGAATGACAGAAGACAAGCGGCCATACATTTACACGAACTTTCAGACGACGCACGGAAGCGTTGAGTTGACGGTTGAAGGTTCGGAGGGTGAAAGCACGTCAGACATAGAGGGCGTGTTTGACGACAAACTTGAGAAAGTGGTTGACGCCCAGACGCGACTTGATGAGGACGATGACGAAAAGCGAGGTGTGCAATGATTTGCTTCGTCTGCCAACAACCCCGCGAGTGTGACGAGACAGTGAAAGGCGAACCGTGGTGTGGGTGTGAACTATGAGTGGGTGGAAATGTTCAAACCTCGCGTGCCAACGTCCACTTAATGCACGTATTCAAGGAACGTCAGGGTGGGCGTTTTGCGGGGAGTGCGCGGCGAGTGACGAACTAACAGTCACCGGGGACTTGGTGTTGATGGAAGAATGAGTGCGCATCGCCCAACCATGTCTTTGCAACTCGTTCAAGAGACGGCAATCGAGAGGGGCGAGACAGACGAGATGATTTTCACTCGGGAGGAGTTCGCACAGTTTGACCAACACTTCAAGCGTCGTCTGGCAGGTGCCGCGAATACCGATGAGATTTCTGGTAGGTCGACACTGCTGGAAATAAAATCGTACCTCGTTTGTCAGTATACGCTTGATGAGTTCGTGGATTCGGACGAGTGACCACACAACTATGCCACGCCACACCAATCACTAACCATGCCGGACCCATCTATCGACGAAGTGAGTAAGAGCGATTGGGACGCACTGACGACACAAGAGCAAGACGACATTATCTCGCAAGTCGAGAACCTGAGTTCCACGGGGTGGGTAAACACGTCACGAGAGCGCAAGGCCGAAGCAATCAGAAGCGCCATTGCCGAGCGTGACACACTCTATTCGGGGAATATGTCGCGTCTTCCGACGTTAGACGGCGATGCCGAGTACTTCACACTCTATCTCTCGGCGCATAAAATTCAACTGTTCGAGGGCGGCGAAGCACAGTCCGAGAGTGGTGAAGGTGGGTCTGTCTCATACAGCACTGGCGGCGGTGGCGAGAAGGACTTACAGAAAACCCGATACGGGCGCATGGCACTCGAATATGTCTGGGAAGACAACTCGATAGCCGCCTTGCGCACCTACTAATACGCATACTCAGAGTATGACTACACCACTACTACACCCTTACAACACCCTTACCACATATGCTCAAAGCCGAAGTGGATTTCACGATTGACGTAAGCGCCGAGGACGTATATCAGGCCCACCGAAAGCGTGTGAAAGACGCCGCTGATTTGGGGTGGTCTGTCTCGCAAGAAGAGGTGCCGGTCGATACGGGGAAACTCAAGCAGTCGGGGTTTCCGCCGGAGTTCCGTGGGGAAGACGTGGTGTTTGGGTATCAAGCAGACCACGCAGAAGCAATGGAGAAAGGCACCCCGCCGATGGAGGTGCCGATTGAACCATTAGAACGGTGGGGCGAACGCATCGGGAAGGGTGCGGATTTTGGCCGATGGGTGGCCGAAGTGAAAATCCCCGAGAAAGGCGTCAATGCGCAACCTTACTTACGTCCGAGCGCCGAACGAATGCGTCCATGGCTCGACAACCACGGGCTTGACCTATGAACCAAAACAACATCTCCGGCGAGTCGTCGAACGTCTCGTATGAACAGCAGTTTGAGGAGTTAGATGAGAAAGTCGTGTTGGTGCAAATCCTTTCGGAACTCCAAGCAATCAGGCAACTCCTCACAGACGCCGAGACAGACGCACAGAGCGATTCGTCTACCGAGGCAACCTATCGGTGTACGTTGTGCCCGGGCGACGTGACAGTCCCAGAGGCGAAGCGAGAGGCACACGCACAGTCTGAGCACAATGCACCGCCCGGGATGGAACTCGAAATGTTCGAGCAAGGATAGCCAAACGCCTTACTCCCGGCCATTCTATGCTTGGGTATGGCAACGACAAGCGCATCTCATCACGTCCAAGCAATCATCGACTTGTTAGAAGCAGCACCCGATGCGGATTGGACGCCAACACAGACACCCACGGTGAAACGCTATTGGGACGATGCACAAAGCGAGCGTGGACCGGGCGCGGATATGCCCGCCATTCTCTATGTGTGGTCGCCCACTACCTCCTCGTTAGATCGGTTCTCTATGGACGGCGACGTATTTGACCAAAACGATTCTATCGAAGTCCAAGCGTGGAGTTTTGACGAGACAGAGGTTGAACAACTCCAAGGCGACATCGTGCAAATTCTTTCGGAATATCTCGACGATAACGAGGTACAGACACCGTATTCGGACGTAGCACCCACGGGGACCAACGATTTTCGTGAACAGACGCCCGCCCGAACGACCGGCCACTATATCATGAGTGTTGAAGTCGAGACACGCGGCCTTTCGGAGACGGCTAAGAACGCCTGATTTTGGCGAATGTTTTAGCGGGTTGACTGTGTTGTTCCGGGTATGACGGACACGATTGTAAACGTCCAAGGGTCATTCTTCTCCGCGAGTGCGTCCGGTGTCGCGGACACGGAGAGTTTGCTGATTGACCCGCAAGACGCGAAGTTTGGCGCGATAGAGATTCACAACATCGCCCACGGAGGGAGTGTTGACGTGGAATTGCTCACGTCAAGCGACGATACGGAACTCGTGGAGGATGCCGCTGTAACGCTTGATAGTTTTACGGGCGAGGGAATCTCACAGGGCAATCAGATTGAAGCGTCGGATAACACGAATACGTATATCCGAATTACGAACACGTCCGGCGGGGCGATTGACATTATTGCGACGGGGCGTGAGGTGTCGCAATGACTGGGCTGAATCCTGACGGGTTAGGTCGAACGGCTGCATTTAGCAACACGTCTGCCGAATCGGTAAGTGCAGTAGACGCAACTATCGACCGTCTCTACGCACAGGACCGAATCGAAATCCCCACCGACTCCCGACAACTGTTCTCTACTCGCGGGACCGTTCTCCGAAATTTCGAGGACCTTAGCGGTTGGACCGCCAATATCGGCAGTCTGTCGGCAGAGACGAGCGACGTTTACGTGGGGTCACAGTCGGCGCGACTAACCGCCTCCTCGTCTGCTGTTGACATCCGTTATTCGTTCGGAACGGCACAGGATTTCACGGGCAAGGGCTTCTCGATGGCTCTCAAGCGGATTGACGTGAGTGGTTCGTCTGATTCGACGCCGATTAAGATTCGCCTCGTAGACGGAAACACGAATTATCGGACATTCTCGGCACGATGCCGCCCCGGAGGGGGAGACGAATGGGGACGACGAGACTTCGGTTTCGAGTCCGAGGATACCGGTTTCGACGTGACAAACGTGCAGACGATGACTGTCACGACGAACAGCCGTTCGTCTATCGACATTCTCGTGGACGACATTCGCGTGGTTGATTCGTCGGGGACGGGGCAGGTCATCGTCACAATAGACGACGTTCATACGGGCGACAAGACCGCCGCAGAAGTGTTCGGGCGCTACGGCATCCCCATCGGGTTGGCGGCAAACGCGAAGTTTCTCGACCAGTCGAGTAGCAAGCTCACGACTCAAGAGTTCAAGGACTTACTCGCAAAGCCGCACGTCTACGCCGTGAACCACGGATACAACCACTACGACTATGGGAGCTATTCGATTGATGAGATAGAGGACGACGTGATTCGTGGCAAGTACGAGTTGCAGGATTTAGGCGTGAGAGAGCCGAATATCAATCACTACGTCTACCCGAGCGGGAACTACGCTCAGGAGTCGATTGATATGCTCTCGAACTACCACGTTATGTCGTGGGGGACGGGAGCGGAGTCGTTCGACGCCCTAACGCCGAATCAACTGACGAGTCCGTGGCATAACCTCCGCTGTTCGTTCGATTCGGGAACCGCAGAAGCGGAACAGGCGGTTAACGACGCGGCGACGTATAACCAGACCGCCCATATCTACTTCCACAGCGACAACGTGACGCAAAGCGAGATGGAGTCGGTTGCACAGACCATCAACTCGGCGGACGTGACGCCGATTACGCTGATGGACTTCTACAACCAGCAGTGACGATAGGATTTGATGATAGGTTTAGTGAGAATTTCTTAGACGCTGACCGAAAAAAGACAGGCGGGAGCAACTTCTTTGGCCTGCGTGTGTCCGCAAAGCGAGATTTCATTGCGGGGGACAAAATCGAAGTGAGCGCATCCCAAGATAGCGGCGGCTCGGTGAATACTGTCGCAACTCGCTTTACGACTTGGCTGCGAGTTGAGCGTATTGATGTGTAATAGAGGTACCTAACGGCTGATTCACACGTTTCAGCCGTGCAAGATACGCGAGTCTAACTTAGCACACACTATTGACCCTTCGTCCGAACACACTCGTATGTCGAACACAGTTGTGAATAACATATCAACCAATCTGACTTGCCGAATGACTAATATAACGGCACTCAAACGCGAAGATAGTGAGACATGAGTGTTGCACACGTCCATCGCTTCCGCATTCGTTATCGGTGGTGTTTTCCAGTGATACCGTGGTATCGTCAAGCGATTGCTCTTATCTTCGGCGTTGGAGTCATGACGATTGCACTGTGGGCAATCGAACAAGGGACGGGGCCATTGCTTATCGGGAGCGTTGCAGGCATGGCGTTTCTGACGATTCTCCTTATCTTTGGCGTCGAAGTCGACTCGATAGAAGTCGATACAAGCGGGTTCGCAGTGCAGTTCTCAAACACAACACTTACCGAGACAAAAACCACTCGTCGGAGCGACAAACACCAACGGGAAAATGATGATGATGATTGACGGGGCGATTTCGTGGTTGCAAGCGACGGGCGCACCGAACTGGGTGGTTATCGTTGCTATTCTTACCCATCCGGCGTATTGGGCGAAGCAACTCAAAACGCGCGTTAGTCCGGTTTTGAATCGCTATCTCCCAAGTGAGTAGGGCAAACGATTAGGGTTCTTGTTTCGTTCGTGGGAGTATGGCAACATCCCCAGAAGGCATTTGGTCTAACAGTGGCGCGTTGACGTTTGAAGACCCGGCAGACGACTCGGAAATCCTCTTCGCCGGAGTACGTGACGTGACTATCACGCCCGCGTATGAACACGCCGAACTCTATACGATTGATAGCACCTTCCGCGACGAAGTGAAACGCTACGAGCACAACGTCAACGTCGAAATCACCTACGCCAAGTTCTCGTTGGAGTTTGCTCAGGAATGGCTTGGTGGGCCGGGCGCGACGGCGACGGCATCCCAAGACGATAGCGACCCGATGAAGTTCAACCTCGAAAACGTCACGCCGAGTGCCAGTGGTGGTTTCGAGCGCACGACTGCCGTGGAGAACGTCGTATTCCCGGAACTCCCGCTTGACAGTGCAACCTACGGCGAATACGAAGAATACTCACTCACAGGGTCTGGTCGTTCCGTGACCAACCTCGCAGACACGTCGGGTGTCTAAGCATGACTGAGCAAGAACCCGTCCAAGACGAGTTAGCCGAAGAAGCGGCGGACCTCATCTTAGAAGCCGAGCAACAGTATCAGGAAAACCTCGCAGAGCAAGAGGCATTTCTTGAGACGGTGGCCGAGGAGGAGGGTGCCGAAGTCCTCGAAACCCAGTGCAACCTTATCGGGGAGTATACGGTGCCACTCAAAGCGAAACTGAATGGCGAACTCATGGACAAACTCGGGGAGATTGATTCGCGGATTGAACACATCCAGAGTGGCGATGGTCGCATGTACGAGTTCGGCGAAGTCGCAGACCGGGCGGCACAACTCCTTGCGGACGTTATCGACGACGAGTCATGGCATAAAGAGAAATTCTATCAAGCGTATGAGTCCGAAGGGTTGGCCCCACTCGGGACGATGATTAGCCGCGTGATTGATTCGCTCAAAACAGAGAAGGAACGGCGGATGGGTGCCGCCGATGGGTTTCGCAAAAAGTCCGAGGGGACTTGAATACGCACTCGTCAACGACGCGACAAACAAAACAGCGGCAGAGATTCACGAGATGAACGAATCCGACCGGGCATTAACAGCACTCTTGCGGGCGCGGTTCTACCGCGAGATGTACGACTGAGTGTCCATACGCTTTAGGCACGCGCGCTTGAATAAATGGGTATGAACGCCATTCGTGTTATCGCCGGGATTTCAGCAACGCTTTTCAAGGTCATAGCCGGGTTTACAGGCATTATCGCCGTCTATTACTACGCCATTTGTTTACTCGGCATGGGTAGCCCCTTCGAACTCTATGCCGCGTTTCTATGGACAATCCTGACGATGCTCTTCGGGAGTGTGTTTCTCGTCTCGGCGTTCCTTCGTGGGGGTGACTAATACGGCTTAAGTGGGATGCCTTCCCATTTACCATGGCACGATTGACATAGCGTAATTAAATTCTCAAGACGGTTGGCGCGTTCCCACCATTCCGGTTCGTCGTAACTATTCTTATAGCGAGTTATTGGATGAATATGGTGTACATCAGGTTCGCGCGGCAAATCCGCCGAGGTGACGCCACAATCTTGGCACCTGTGTTGGTCGCGCCTGAGTGCTTTTGCTCGTTGTTGGTACCAATTCGCCCCATAGTAGTTAGTGTACCCTGTCCTTCGGTGTTCATCATAGCAATCGTCAGAGCAGAATATTCGGTCGATTGAATGGACCATTGACGGAGAACGTTCAACACTCCCACCACATTCAACACACTCGTATTCTTTCGTTGAGTAATTGTATCTCTCTTCCCCTGTTATCTTCCTTGTCTTTTCAATCCTACATTCTCGTGAACAACAGGTCGCTGTATCTTTTCTAAATGCAATTACCTCGAATGGTTCGGAGCACACATCACACTCTTTTTCGACTCTTTTCTCTTGCCATGACGAAGAGCAATCACGGTCGCAAAAATGGTGCTCCTGTTTCTCAAACCAACAATCTTCAACCTCTATTTCTTCCCCGCAGTAATCGCAGTTAGTTACTGTATGCGATATTGATTCTCCGTGTGTTCGTGCGTGGTGTTGTTTCACTCCCGTTTCACTATAGTATCGTTTGTCGCACGTAGGGCAAGGAACCAAATTTGACGGGCAACAAGACCGCATATGCCGTGTTAAATCGGTCGTCTGTGAGTACGACTTTTTACAGTTAGGACAAATAGGACGCGAAAGGTCTTTGTCGTCTGCGTCACTACTGCCATTTGCCCCGCCACAGGCACTTTCTGACATACCTGAATGTCGTAGCGGTGGCACAATAACTTTGCCGTTGAGTTGTTATTCTACTGTATGAACACGGGTGAGCCATTATCGTAACTTCTGAGGAGCTGGTGGTTGCCATACGGTCCGAAGGTGTGAGCGAGACGCAACAGAACTTAGAGGGCGTGGAGAATGCGATGGAAGACACGGCAGATAGCGCGGGCGATAGTGCTGCCGAACTCGAAACGTTCTCAAAGCGGTTTAAAGGCGCGATGGGTGCTGCTGTCTCGGCCCTTGCCATAGGCACGGCGGGATTACTTTCACAAGTCCCGGTCGTTGGGGAGGCAATGGGTGGTCTGGGTGCGATTATTGATGCTTTGACGATGAAAATCGACGAGGACGCACGCCCGGCGGTGGGGTCTTTCACAGATGATTTGTACGAGGTTGCAGAGGCAACCTATGAAGCAGATAGTTCGTTAGAAGCGTTTCAAACAGCGTTGGACGGCGTTAACACGGCAATTGACGACGTGGCAGTCTCGACACTCCAAACCGAAATTGAAGAACTTACAGGGATTACCATCCCGAAGAATTGGCTTGATTTTGGATGGGACATCATGACGCTTGACGCCCGGCAGACGATGGACAATATTGAGACGATTATCAACGAGTTTCCCGAAGACTTCGGGACGATGCTCAAATCCATCGACCCACGCGCAAAGAAAGGGTGGGATATTCTCACGAAGTCCGCAGATATGTTCATCAATGACCTCACGTCTCGAATCGACTCTGGCGTTAACGACGTTCGCGGGTTCTTCACCGGGTTGGCGTCAGACCTCAACGAGTGGGGCGGGAACGTCGCTTCGGACGCCCGAGAGTGGGGAACGAACCTTATCGACAAATTCACGGGTGGGATTCGGTCAAAGATTAGTGGCCTTCGCAATTGGCTTTCCGAGTTGCGAAACATTGGTGCCGAAGTCGGGATTGACGTGCCAACGATTGGCGGCGGTGGGGATGGCGGTGGTGGCGGTGGAAACTCGTCACGACAACCGTTTGCCGGTGGGTTCTTCGGTGGCGGCAATGCAACCATAGACGGACGCCAGATAAGCGAGTCCACGGGTCGCTATCGGAGTGACCCATCCCGTCGACGAGGTATCTAAATGGTGGACGCAACACTCTCACGCGGTGGCACGTCGGTAGACATCCCACTCGTTGAAGAAGGGGGCGAGATACTCCTATCCAGCACTTTTGGCAAACCTGAAGTCAATGTGAGAAAAAGCGGAGGGTCGCTCAATCCGAGAGTAATTGACTCGTGGTCGGGCTTACAGACGTTCCAACTCGTCGGAAAACTCTATGACTATTCCACGTCGCACCAACTCGCCGATTTGGTAAAGACGGCATCGACGACGCCGCTTGAACTCCAAATCCCACAGGACGCCTATCCCGATACGGTGACAGTCGCTCCGGCAGCAGGGCAAGCGTCGGCATTGACGTTAGAGTATCCTGCGGGACGCAAAGACCTTGTAGACGTGTCTCTGTCGCTCACTCGTGTTGACCCGAACTCGGTGCGTGGCGTTGGCGACCAACAGGCAACGACGCCAACCACGACGGGAACCGGCCCAGTCGAAGTCACGGCGGGCGGAACGACCGTGCAACTCCCGTCGTCGGGACTCTCCGTAGAGCGCACGGTCGGACGCCCGAACGATGCCGTGCGACGGGTGCCACGACAAGCAGACCCACGCTATGAGGTGAAGGCAAAAGTCACGAACGACGTGTTCACGTTTTCTTTTGAGACACTCGACAACATCCCGGCGACGTTGAACGCGCTCACGGATAACGTGTTTCGTGAACAACTCGGCAGAGACGGTGTGACATTAGATTTCAATGGCCTGCTCGGGTTGGGTTCGGTCAAGGCTATTCCCGTAGGTTCCTCTCCCTTCCGGCAAGTCCATCAAGCGGGGCGTGGGTGGGTCACAGTACCGACGTTAGAGTTCCGTCGTATCTATTCAAACGAGTGAGTGGCGGATTCTTTTAGGTTTGTGGGCAGAATAGAACAGTAATGGCAGACACGACGATCATTGACGCGGTTGTGTTCCCGCAAGACGACGGGACGGGAGTGTCGAATGGAGATGAAGACTATGATAGTGCCGGGTATCTCGCATCCCTCGCCAGATACGCGGGAGATGGTTCATATGTTGGTGGCGATTCTACCGGTTCGCCAACGCTTCAATTCGCAAACATCGACACGGCGAATGAAGAAGTGGACATTCAACCGGGGCATGCGTTCATCCTCGAAAGTGGACATATTGTGCAATCCGGGAGTCAAAAAACATACGACACGAACCTTCCAGATAGCGTCCCGTATGTCGTCATCCTGCCGTCGAGCGTTACAAACGTCCCGTTGGACACGGACGTTGACAACGATGTTTGGCTTGCGGTTGACCCCACGTCTAATGACTCGGTTTATATCCGGAGTGGGAACGGCTTGAGTGCCCCAAGCGACCCCTCGGTAAAACTCGGAACGGTTAATAGTTCCACTGGGAGCACAACGCGTCCCAACGACCTTGCAGACCACTCGGTTGATGCGCTAAATGCCACAACCATCGACGCATCCGATACCGTCACGGGGGACACGGTTGACGCGACAACGACGCTAACGGACGCTGCGGGAGTCTCGCATACCGGGGAGCTTGAAGACATCAATCACGGTAGCAAACACGAGGATGGCGGCAGTGACGAAATCTCGGTGGGTGGTCTTTCGGGAGACTTAGCGGACCCACAAGACCCCAAAGCACACGCGGCCTCACACTCCGCGGACTCGGCTGACGAAATCTCGGTCGAGAATCTTAGCACGACGGGCAGTGCGGATACGGTCCCGATAAGTCAAGGAGATGGGACATTATCTATGGGTTCTATTGTCCCCACCGACTTGCAATGGCGTGAGGATTCAAATAGCCCACAGACAGACACTAACGTTGGCACATCAACATATACGATTGCAGACACGTTTGACGAGTACCTAATCCGCGTCCAAGTCTTTGAGGAATCATCTGCTCCGGGGACGGTGGAGTTGCGCGCGGAAGGCAATAGTCAATCGTCATATGATTATATTTCCGAAGACGGGACAACAACTTCGGCGGCGACTTCTATCCCCTGCATTGAATTGCAAGCGGATTCGTCAACAATATCCGTGTTCGGCGCGTCGGGGAGATTCTCCGGGCAGTGGGAATTTAGGTCGCAACCTAACACGTCAACTAATCTTGCGACGGCAGGATTCTTGGCAGTTATCTCATCGCCATTAGGGAGTCTCGAACTTTTTCGCGCAGCGAATAACTTTAGTGTGACGTGGGAAGTCTTTGGACGTGACATTGGCCCGGCAGGTGTTCCATAATGACTTGGACATATGAACTTCAAGACGGCGGGGGGCAATTAGTCATCTACGACCATACCGATACGGCAGTCTCAACCGTTGATAACGATGGTTCGGGATTCGATATTCATCAACACGTTATGGACGTTATGGAGGTGGAGGTTAACTCCGAGTTCCAAGCAAACGGGTTTTCCGAGAGAGTCTTTCATATCTTTCGGGATGCCATTTTTGCAGATATTGAGGAACGATAGCAATGCCACAACTCGGAGACTCGAAACTCGGGGAATCACAACTTGGCAGTCCGGGAACGCTCAAACAAGGTGTCGAATGGACTGTCGTCGTTGATGGCGAGGAGCAAAATAACGTTTGGGATGTGCAAGTTGTCGACACCGCAAATCCGTTTGGGGACTACGCTGTGTTCAAAATGGACGATAGGGGCGGGCAAGCATTTGAAGCATATCCGCGTGGGACGCGCGTCGAAGCATATGTTTCGGAGGGAACGGAGCCACTTGACAATCGGTTTACCGGATACGTCGTCGAACGCCGAGAAAACGAACAACAAGGCGCGGATGTACTTGAGGTTGAAGCCTACTCGTTTGACCAATTCTTGCGGCGCAACACCGTCACGAACGACCAGACGGGAAACACGATTAGCCAAGCGTTGGCCGACATAATCCAGACAGACACGCCGGTTCGGTTCAACGCCGCGAATATCACGGTAGGTGACGACCAAGAACTCACCCGGTCCTATCAAGGCGACCCCGTCGAGAATGCCCTTCGAGACTTCGCGTTCAAGAGCACCAACGAAGACTTCGGCGTGGGCGATGATTTGGAGTTCTTCTTCCAACCACGCGAGACAGTCCACATTGACCGGGGTGTGGACAACACCCAGTGGTTTAGATATGACATTCCCGAACTCGGGAAAGAAGCAATCAACGAAGTAGAGGTGTGGTTTGACGACGGCGAAGAAAGCGTAATTGTCGACGACGGGACGGACAAACTCGACTTGCAGGACTCACTCGGGTTGCCAAGTCCGGGCACCCAACGCAAGGAATTGCAGCGGCCACTCGTGACTGACATTTCTGACGCCGAAGACATCGGGCGCAAGTATCTCGCGTTTCGGAACTCTACGCTTAGCGGGACGGTCACAACCTATGGCCTCTATGACGCCGAACCCGGAGACACGATTGACATTACCATCGACCCTCGTGGCATTGACGAGGAGTTCGTGATCGCCGCGATAGAATACCGTTGGGGCGTCGACGAGACAATCCTGACCGTCGTCGAGAAACGCGGCGACGTGGACGATATTCTCTCAGAACTCTCCGAGTCGGTGCAACGGATTGAGATGCAAGGCGCGAATCGTGACGCTCCGAAGAACCGAATCACGACAACCAATGCCGCTGCGATTGTCTCGGTTGACGTTGATGCCGGTGGCACGAGTGCGGACGCGGATAGGTTTGTCAACGACGGCAGGAACGCCGTGCGGGACGCATGGACGGGCGCGGGCAATCCCGACATTGCAAACATCGTCGTTGGCGACGACAACTCCGGACTTTCACGCACCAACACGACTCTCGGCAACCAGACGGACTCTGTAAGCGTTACAGAGTCTCTGCCGAGTGCGAAAGTCGTCGAATACTCGGCCACTCTCACACAGTCTGGCGTTGAAGAAATCGGCTTAGAAACGTCTACAGGAACGCTTCTCACTCGTGCGACGTTTGAGACGCCCGTTGACTTGTCGAGTGACACGGTGACAGTGACGCTTACCGTCTCAAATGACGATAGCGTGTCTCGGGGCGTTATGACCAACGACGGCCAAACCGCTGTTCGGGACGTGTTGGCCGATAACTCGCCGACACTCCCGACAGACTACGGCTATGGCGACGATTCGACGGCGGTCGCAGAGACAGACACGACACTCGGCAACGAACTCGCTAACACGTCGTTAGAGGAGATTCTAATCCAGTCTGCGAGTTCCGTTAGTGCGTGGAACACTATTCTCGGGACGCTTGCATCTACATACCCGCTTGTGGTGTCATCATCGGGCATCCGACCGGCACAGACGGCATGGACAACCGAGAGTGACAACTTGGCCCAAAGCGGGACAGCACTCGTCACAGTCGGCGACTATTCAAACGGGGAAGCAGAGGGGTTGGACTCGCCGGGAGACACGCTCGAACTTTCGTTCACGCCTGAACACGATATTCCGGGAGAGGAGTTTGCCCTGTGGTGTCGGATTGAAACGGACTTGGGGGGGACTGACCCCGGGCCAGAGATCACAGTCACCCTTGACATCGACGGCGATACATACTCGTGGGTCCCGATTGGCACCAATACCGCGCTTGGCTTAAACTGGTATGACCTTGCAAACAACACGTTTGGAGGGAGTTCAACATACCCGGACACCGATATTCCCGAAGGGTCCACGGTCACGCTCAGCATAGAGGCAACAAGTTCGTCCGTCTCAGGACAAGGCCATGCCGTTGACGTGATGGCACCATTGGATGCTCTAACGCGCGTCACGGGCGGAAGTGACGCCACGAGTGCCTACACGTTCGACAACAATAATGGCGGGAGTGGTGGGTATCTTGACGGTCCAGAACTCTATCCCGACCAACTCATCTTGTCGTTAGAGACGGCGACGACGCGGCGGAACGTCTCGGAAGCGCGATTCACACTCACGGCCAACGATACAAGTGGGAATTTCTACGTCGAACTTGCGAACGACGGCAGCACGTTCAACAGAGTCAACAACGCCACGTCCGGGAGTGTCACGTTTGCATCGCCGGATACCAACGTCGACACCAATATCTCGCTAAATCGCTATGGGTCGCGTTCGACGGCGACACCACAGACGGGGTTCAACGCACAGGAAATTGACAATTGGGAACTCTATGCGGACATTGATGCTGTTCTTCCCGACGACATTGGCGTGACACTTTCGCGGGCGATTATCCCGCCCAATACGTCGGGCATCGTCGGGCAGACGGTGAGGGAAGCCGGACTCAAAAGCGGGTCGACACTCCTCACGAGACACATCCTCGCGGAGTTCCTGTTGGACACAGACCAACGATTAGCATCCTCAGAGTCAACGCGATTCACGAGCGATAACTAAACACTCGCCCGGCGGTCGCTTACCGTCTCGTCGATGCCGTCATAGACGTGTGCCCTGTCGCCCACGGTAAGCACCCGGAGGTTGGGTTTGTCGAGTTCGAGGACGGCACGAACTTCTCCCACACGCACACGCATGACGCCGGGTTGGCCTTCAAGCATTCGCACTTTCGCGTGCGTGGTCGGTTGTCGAATACTCGCCACGTCTGATATAACATCCGTAAGCCTATCACGGTCGCTTTTGTCGAGTTCGTCTAATTCTCGCTTGGCCGTCGTATGGATAACGGGCTGGTAACTCACCATATCTAACACGTCTCACTGGCACGTCTAAAGTGGTGTGCTATAGACTCTCATCTTTGGAGTAGTATAGTATTGTTATTCACAGAAAGTATTAATACAGATGGGCTACAAGTAGTGTGTATGGAGCAACAGACGTTCGACGACTCCGACGACGAGAATGGTAGTTGGGCGGTTCTCCCCGACTCACTCACGGCGGCCATGCACGCAACGCCGTTTCCCGACTTTGACGCTCACGGCGAGTGGGAGATTCGCGCGGCAGTGTACGACTTCAACGTGAGTCAAATCACGCGCATCGCAGAACAGTATTCGCGTAACGGTGCGCGAGTGACCGTTTGCACGTCCGAGTCGGTATAGTCGGGGTGCGACTCCCCGAACGTGTCTGAGGTAACAATGGCAACGAAAGAAACGACGGTGTACGACGACAGAGGCAAAGCATACACATTCAATCGACACGTTCCGGAGTGCGATATGCCGGGATGTAGCAACACGACGCATTGGTCTGAATCAATGTGCGACCAACACTAACCCCGTTGTAAGTCGGGTTCACAACCGACCGGGGTTCTCAGGTGGCGACTTACCGCCGTGAACACAGATGGACGAAAGCAAGAACCTGAACGAATCGGTTGATAAGATTCGACTTCAAACCGACATTAGCAGAGGCGAAGGCACCCGTGACCAAGAAAAGCACAAACTCAAGGTTCGTGGCGAGACACCCGAAGAAGCAGCAGAGAACCTGAGTGACGCACTCGAAGAACTCGAAAAGCGCGACGTGTTTGCACGCGCCCGGAACGTGGGGAACGGCGATGAGTGAACACAAGGTTGATGAACCGATTGGCGGTGAGAATCGGGTGATTGGGAAGTCAGAGCAAGACTACTACGACAAGGAAAAAGGCGATTTCAGGACAAGAGAACTCGCCAAAGTTCGGACTGGTAGCGGTGTATCAATCAACGACAGTGGAATGGTCGTTGACTTGCTAAACGATTATGATGCGAAGGAGATTCGGCGTGCGGTGATTCGAGAATGACTGAGTGCAAGATGCCCGGTTGTAAGGCCGATTCGCGGATAAAGGTAGACGGCAAGTTCTGTTCGGTCGAGCACCGAGTCACCTACGAGAAACGCGAAGCAGACGCCCGCGAAGCAATGCTCGACGACAAATACCCCGACCGACACGAGGACGAACAATGAGCGAACCCAAATATGCCATGTACGTTGGCGACTACGAAACGACCGTCAGTGTGTGGCTCCGAAAGAACGGCGAAGAGTATCCAATCTACGCGAACACTCGGGGGCAATGTGAATGGTACACTCACAACGTCTCGGACTGTGAAAACACGACTGAGCAAGCACTTTCGGACGGACTCAAAGCGTGGTTGGCAGAGTTCCACCGTCGAATCAATAGCGTTGACGACGTGACGCCAAACCATGCAATGCCGGACGTAGAATGGTACGAAGTTGAGTTCTTGAACGCAATCGGAGAACCGGAAATTACGGACGAAGTAATGGACTTGCTGGAGTGGGCCTACAACGAGGAACAACAATGACTAAATTCATCGTCAAAGCAGAGAACGGAAAGGAGTTCGAATACGACACTCGTCCCGAAGCAGACGAACACGTCAAAAAGATTGCCGACGATTTCGACATGGACGCCGAAGTTGTCCCAAAGACCGAATCAGACGGTGGGCAAGTCGTCGCCCAACAGTCGCATGACGAGATTGACGAAGAAGGCACATCTGTGAAAGACGTTGAAGCCGGATTCGACAACATGGAACCGGAACAAGAGGCACCAACGCCCGAACCCGTGGACACACACGGCCTGCCGGACGAACCAAACCTATCGGAAGACCCCTTCGCGTGGATGCCCGGCGATTTCGTCGACACGATTGACGGCACGCCAACGATTAACCGGCGTGGGTATGCAGCACTCGGTCGTAAATTCGGGATTAGTGCCCCCGAGATTGACGTAGAGGTTGGCCCCGAAGACACCGGACACGAATACTGCCGTGTGCGTGCATTGGTTCGTGACGACGACGGGCGGGAGTTCGTGAATCACGGGAGCGCACACGTTGACCGGGGTGACGATGCGACGTTGCTTCTTGAAATGGCGACGACCCGAGCGCGAAAGCGTGCGCTTGCCGGTGCGACGGGGATTGGCCTGATTGCGATTGAAGAGCTGAAGAATGAACTATGAGTGACGATACATCTGCATCCGAGATTGAGCACACGTCGCTCATAACCCCGTGGAAACTCCCGAACATCGACATCATGGAACATCCAGATAAAATTGAGTTGTGGGTGAATCTATGACGGCATCCGGGACTTATCAGGAGACGATGGTGGTCTACTGTTGTCGAAACTGTGGTGCCTTCTCGTCTGTCAAAATGGGCGGCTGCCCGGTGTGCGACTACTCTGAAAGCGAGGAGTACGAAGTGAACGCATTCGACGGCGGCACGGTGACAAAAAAGAGACCGTGGTACAAGTCTCACGAGGTGCTATTGAAGTGACCGACTCTAAGTCTGAGGCACACACGTTTCACGCTTGCGCCCGGTCGGTTCGTGACCACCTCCTCGCCTGCGCCCAACTCCAAGGCGACGAACTCCCACACGTCCAAAACATCAATCACCGAGTCATGGAACTCCGGGGAGGCAAACGCCCGGCGAATGATACGAGTTACGACGCACGCGACACACTCGTTGGACTTGGGTGGATTGAAGAAGTCGAGAATGAAGGCCGGTGGAATGGCTACCGAGTCACTGACGCCGGGTTTCGCGCACTCGAAGAAGCCCATCAAGAGTTCGGGGTGGCGGTGGTACACCAATGAGCATCGCCAACGACGGCGCGAAGTCACACTATCAGGGAGCGTGTCGGGAGTGTGGCAACGAGTTCGACGAACAACTCTCGCCCAACCGAAACACGAATTACCATTTCATCTGGATTCGCTGCGGTTCGTGTGGGACGATAGGCCGGGCAGAAAAGCAGTCGTAATCGTCGAGACTCTCTTTTTCGCGGTTTTAACGCTGTTTCAATCGGTTAGTAAGACAGACTGTTGCTTTCCCATAACTATTTAGGAACGCGCTACAAAGACACATCTAACGACTTAGTACGCCAAAGGGAGAAGACCCCTAACTATCTTCTCCTTGGGACTCCGGTGTCTTAAATCATCCGGTAGTCCTGCCTCTGTGAGTCGTTCGAACAACCATGACTGAGAATTTGCCACCACGCGACAGTAAAGGGCGTTTCAAAGACGTAGTTACGGACGAGTTCGACCCACTTAGAGACGACAAAACAGTCGGCGTACTTGACGAATCGTGCGTTAGCAACGCAACTGAATGGGTTAATGTTGACCTAGAATTGTTAGAGGACGCGATTCAGAAAGCGAAGAAACACGATAGTATGGTCCGACTTGCAGTCCGCTCGAAACAATGGGAAGAGAATGGGCGGGATAATGAATTTGGTCTTGTCTTGTTGAAAGGCGACCCTTACGAGAGTGAGGTTGTTGCGCTTGCTGGATTACACCGCGTTTGGACGGAGGAAAGCAATGACTGAACCAATAGTCATATGCGACGATTGCGGACGTTTCGTAGAATTGGTGCGTATCAATCGACGGCTTACCCTGACGTGTGATTGCGGTGAACGACGCTCGGTGAAAGTCTCGCAAGCACTCCCTGACGGGTGGCAAGCATGACCGAGAAATTAGTTCGGTATGAAGCAGTAGACGACGAGGCAGAGTTAGTCTGTTCATATGCAGACGTTGACGAAGGCGAGAACTTTCTCGTCTGTTTGAAAGACGACGGTCGCAAGCGTCGGATTCCAATCCACCGCGTTATCATCATCGTGGAGAACGACCCATGACCGACAAAGAGGACGTTCGGTTTAACGTGATTATGCCGCAGACGCTTCGAGACGACGCCAAGAAGAACGCCGAACGTGGGGAACTCTCCGAAGAAGTCCGCGACTTATTCCGGCGAAAAGCCTACGGGATCGGTTCGTCAGAACAACCGAGTGAGATAGACGAGACGAAAGCAGAACTCCGCGAAGTCCGAGCGCAAATCGACGACTTACGGCACAAAAGAAGCCAGATAGACGCGAAGATACAGACGAAGGAAACCCGTGCCGCACGACTTGAAGAACGCATTAGCGAACTACAGGACCAACGTGACGAAGTGCAACAGTCGTTAGACGTGTTAGAGAATATGTTACAAAACGGCGAACGCATGTGGCCGAAGCGGATTGAAAACGCGGCAGATGTCGACGAAGGCACGTCTCACGAACTGTATCAGGAACTCCAAACGCGAAACTCCGAACTCCCTAAAGCGGCGTTTGAGCAACCAACAGTCAAGACACCGGCGGATTGGAGAGAAGAACAGAGACAGTAGTACAATACACACTACATACACTATACACACTACACACTACACACTACACACTACACACTACATGAGCATACAACAGATTGAGGCGTGGGAAGACGCATACGACTACGGTGGCGTTGTTGAAGCGCACGAAGACGAAATTCAGCAGTTAATCAATCACTACCCGAAAGAGCAGACGACACTCGTGATAGATTGGTCCGTGATACTTCGCAAGGACATGGACTTAGCAGACGACGTGATAACGTCGCCAAACAAACACGCGAAAGCGTTTGAGAACGAAGTCACCGACACTGTGCCTCAAATGGCACTCGTCGATGGGAAAGACGGGGATGATAACGTTATCCGTGGCGAAGAACTCGAAGTCCGATACAAGAACGTCGAAGACCCGATTAGCGTGTCGGACGCGAATACAGGTGCCGAAGTTGGGAACCTCGTTACGATACGAGGGCAAATTTCGAAGGCAACCCCGCCCAAACCACGGGTGTCTGTGGCCGCTGTTCAATGCCGGGCGTGTGGCGACATTACGCACTACGAGCAACCAAAACATGGCGTAAACAAACCCGAAGGGTGCCGGAACGACTGTAACGCCCCAGCCGACCCATTGCTCGAAGAATCGGAGTGGGACACACACCAACTCCTCCGACTCAAGCACCCGCCCGGAGAGTCCGACCACGACACACACATCGACGTGCACGTAACGAAAGACACGGCAGGCGGATTCTCTGGCGGGGAGAACGTAGATGTGACGGGCGTTCTTCGTGAGGACTTCGGGGACTTTGACACGCCTATCCCCGACTTCTATCTCGAAGGCCACGCCGTAGAACGTCACCAATCTGATTACGAGGAGATAGACGTATCCAACCACTTAGACGAAATCAAGGCGATACAATCTGGCGAGAATGGCGACCCGTTTGAACTCCTCAAGAACTCAATCGCACCGGGCATTACGGGTGGCGAGATCATGGACCGTATCAAACTCGCACTCGGATTGCAGATGTTTGGCGGGATGCGTGTGGACAAAGCAGACGGCACGGCACTCCGGGGCGACATTCACACACTCATGGTTGGTTCACCCGGAACCGGGAAGAGCCAGATACTTGAAGCAGTGATGAGCCTCACACCGCGCGTGAGTCGCGTGAGTGGGAAGAACGTCTCCAAGACGGGGCTTACTGCCTCTGCTGTTCAAGACGACTTTGGAGACACACAGTGGACGATAGAAGCGGGTGCGTTTGTCAAGGCAAACAAAGGGACGTGTATTATCGACGAACTCGACAAGGTAGACGGCGATGCACTCTCAAGCCTCCACAGTGCGCTTGAAACCCAACGGGTAGACATTGCCAAAGCGGGAATAGAAACCCGACTGCAATCCGAAACCTCACTCTTGGGCGCGGCCAACCCGACGAATGAGCGATTTATCGGCCCGGAGATAGAATCATACGTTGAGCAAATCCCACTGGGTGACGCACTCCGAAGCCGCATGGACGCGGTGTTTCTCCTCAAAGACGAAGTTGACGAAGAGCGAGACGGCGAAATCGTCGAGGCTATCATCGACAGTATAGCGACCGGGGAGAACGTGGATACGGTTGGCGAGTGGGACGATTCGGTACAACCTGACTTAGACGGCGATTTAGTCCGTGCATGGGTCGCACACGAACGACAACAGAACCGAATCACGATAGACTTAGACCTACTTAAACAGCGAATCAAGAAGAAATACGTCTCGCTCCGGCAGGCGTCAAAGGGAAGCGGAGCACCAATCAACCCGCGCAAAGTCCCGTCGATGATCCGCTACAGTATCGCAAGCGCAAAAGTCCGGGGTGGCGAGCAAATCCGTGACGAAGACATAGAACGGTCGTTTGAGATAATCGGTGCGACACTCGGACAAATCGGCGTTGATGCTGACGGGAATATCACCGACGATGCGGGCGCAGCAAAGCGCAACAAGCAACTCAAAACACAGAAAGAGAAACGGAAAGCAATCTTAGACGAACTCACAGACGGTGTGAAAACACCCGCAGAAATAGCAGATGAACTCGGATTAGAAAACTCATACGTCGCCAAGAAACTCGAAGACTTAGCAGAGGACGGCGACGTAATGCGTCCATCGACGGGCGAGTATCGGAGGATAGACTAATGACGGGACGCAAACCCAAAGGCATCGTCGCCTTAGAGATTCGGGATGCATCCGATAGTTACGCCAAAGAGCGAATCAACGAGATAGAGCAAGTCTCGTATCTCCGGGCAATCGTCTCGAAAGAAGTCGAACGCGACAACCCACGGACGCAACGAATCGCATGGACGAACCAACGAATTGCAGAGGTGAAAGAATGAGCGACTACAAACCAACGATAAACACAGACGAAGTGCCAGAGGGACAAAACACCATTCACGTTGCATTAGTTTCGGGAGGGATGGATAGCGCGGTCGCAGCATCGGTTGCATACGAGACGGCAAATAAAATTGACTTCTTTGCCTATCTTGACACCGGAACTGGATTACAAGAAAACGAGGATTACGTTAAGGAACTCGCACGACACCACGGCGTACAACCGTGGATTCTGGGAACGCATGAAGATTATGAGGAATGGGTACAAGAGCAAGGATTTCCCGGCCCTGCGCTTCATTCGACAGCATACCGAAAACTCAAAGAACGGCAATTGGGGAAACTCGCAACGCTCGCACATCCGAAAGAGTTGGTTCTGTGGTCTGGCGTCCGAAGTGCTGAATCAAAGCGGCGAAGTCTCAACGTGGAACCGATAGACGACGCTCCACGTTGGAAATGGGTGTCGCCAATCCACGATTGGGATAAGGACAAATGCAAATCTTACCTTGATGACAGGGACATCCCGAAAAACGAAATATGGGATACACTCGGGCGGTCGGGTGATTGTTTCTGTGGCTGCTTCGGAAACCCAGAGGAAAAGTTAGACTTGCGTGCGTTCGGAGCAGACTACCATGCCGAGTGGATTGAAGACTTAGAAGATACTGTTGAGACGGGGGATAAAACAGAAACGTGGGCGTGGGGTGCATTCAGCGATAAAGAACAACGTGGGCTTGATGCAGAAAACGACAACTCCCAAATGACGCTCTGTTCTTCGTGTGGCGTGAGTTACCCACAGGGGGACGACTAATGGGCCGTGGCAATCGCACACGACAGTTCATCACCTGCCGAGAGTGTGGGCGTCGCGCTATCGTTATCGACCAACACGCGCTCCCACCGCGTTACTGTGGGGCGTGTCAAATCAAACGTGAGGCACGAGAATGAGCGACTACAACGTGTTAGACCTGTTTGCCGGACTCGGTGGCTTCTCTGCCGCGTTTGAAGAAAGCGAACGGTGGGACGTGACGACGGTCGAGATAGAGGAGAAGTTTGACCCGGACATAGTGGCCGACGTGTTTGACCTTCGCCCGTCAGACTTTGAGCAAGAGTTTGATGTGGTGTTGGCAAGTCCGCCGTGTACACAATTCTCGCCTATGGCGTGGTCGCACGAAAAACAATTTGAACGCGACGGAACCCCAGTGACTCAAGAAGCAGCCCAGTCGGTTGCATTAGTCTACCATACGCTCGGATTAATCAAATCAATTGCCCCGTCGTTTTGGTTTATGGAAAACCCACGTGGTGCAATGCGATGGGTGATTGGTGAGCCAACCGCGACGATAGACTATTGCGCATATGGACACTACACGAAGAAACCAACTGACTTCTGGGGAGAACACCCACCGATGACATACAAACGGTGCCCACATGAGATACACACAGACGAGAATGGCGTCACGGACATGGAACGAGGGCCAAGCGACCCATCCGAACGTGCAAAGTTACCATACGGTGTTTCAAATACCGTATTAGAAGCGTGTGAATCGGCGTTAGACGGCAACGCGCCGAAAGACACGACACTCACGGAGTGGCACGAATGACCGACAGCCCTTATGAAAAGACGTGCCCGTTCTGTGGCGAGACAGTCGGCAGACTCCCCGTCTCACCTCCCGTGTGAGAGTGTAGAGGGAAACGCATGAGCAATAACACGTGTGCACGACCGTCAGACATGCACCCGGAGTGCCCCGAGTGTGAGACGGATGTGTTCGTCGATGCACTGTCTTACGAGAAAGACAAATACCGCTGCCAATTCTGTGAGGAGAACTTTCGGGTAACTCGCATCTGACTGTTGTCCCCCAACACTTATTACAAATGGGGTACACAGTAGTAGTATGGAAGCACACGAGATTGAAGTTGGCGACACGGTTCGCGTGGACATCAAGAACAACGCTCCAATTGGCGGGGCAACGCAACTGGCGACGTTCACTGTCAAAGAGAAGTCGGTTAACGCTATCACGGGCGTTGACGAATCGTGGGGCGATGAGTGCACTATTAGCGGATGGGGGACGGATTCGCTTCACTACAAAGACGGTGGCAAATCGGGAGATATTGTTGAGGTTCGCGTGATGGAAACGACAGACGACGGTGTTCCAATTCACGGTAGCGGCACGGTCGTTGCGTAAACCCCAATAGGTATCGTCTCGGTTCGAGTCCGAGATGGGGCATGAGGATAGACAATGCAAGACATCGCAATCTTCGACCACCAAACCGAAGAGTACGGCACGATAGAAACGACGGGCGCGACGGTCAAACCGTGGTTCAAAGCAATCGGCTACCTCGTTGACGAAGCAAAAGTCAACTTTGAATCGGACGGTCTGCACGTCACGGCAGTCGACGCGGCCAACGTCGGCATGATTGACGCCCGACTCCACAAGGACGCATTCGACACCTACGACGTTGACGAACACACCCAAGGGTTCGACATCAACAAATTCGTCCACGGCGTCAGACGGGCGCGTGTGAACTCTGACGACGAACTCACGCTCTCGCTCGGCAACAACGAAACGAAAGCAGTCGTCTCGCGTGGCTACGACCAAACTAATGTCGTTTCGCAGAACACTATCAAAGCAATCGACCCGGATTCAATCCGCCAAGAGCCAGACATTCCTGACCTTGAGTTGTCGGCAGCGGCGACGGTCGATTACAAGCCGTTTATGGACGCGCTTGACCACGTGGTTGCACACGATACAAAGATGAAACTCGGGACGGCAGGCACGAATCTGTTGTTCGGGCGTGAATACACGTTAGGGTCAGCAGAAGTAGTGTTCGACGGCATCGACGTGGGGGTTGACATCGCCAAGACGTGGTTCTCTGGGGACTACGTGCAAGAACTCCAACGGATGCTCAAGAAAGTCCGACCGGACACGGTGACATTAGAGTGGGGCGAAGAGATGCCCCTGTACGCTTACTTTGGCACAGAGTTCGCCGAATACACGTTCGTCTTAGCACCGCGTATTCAGAGTAACTAACCCTGTTGTAAGCGGGATTCACACCCCGTCAGGGTTCTTATGGCAAAGAATGGCCGTCTCCGGGTGCGAACCTCGGAGAAGAAAGTCCGCGAAGTCGAAATCCTGTGTGAACTTCTCGGACAATCCAAGTCGGAGTTCCTTCGCACGGCGATAGACAACCACATGCAACATCAATACCTGCAACTCTCGGAAACCGAACGCCAACAGGTGCAAGCGAGGTTAGACGATGCCGAGTGACGTAGAACCCGACTTCAGCGACGACTTAGAAAAAACGAACGAAGCAATCAACAACGCGCTAAACGAACTGGCGAAGGTCAAAGCGTACACGTTGAAAGTCGAAGAGTTACGCGACTTCAAAGCAGCACAGTACGCACTCCGCAACATCTCGCCAGAGTTCGCAAAGTCTGAGGACGTGCCAGAGTTGTACCGGACTCGCGTTGAAGTTGAAGGAAACGAGAAACCATGAGCAGTAAGGAACCCTTCGAGTGGGTTGACGACGATTCACTTCGAAGCGTCAAAGACGTGTTTGACCGAATACAGAAGGCACATGCGAACGAACTCGGCATTAACATGAGCGAAGATGAAATCCCAACGCCCGTGGCACACGGTGGGAGTGACCTGCAACCAATCGTCTACGCCGATGGGTGGGGCGAACTCCGAGACGACGAGAATCAAGAGGCATGGATAGCGTCAAGCGCGGGGTTCGTGAATCTGGGTGACTGTGTGTGAAATTCACGTATACAATGGCAGAGGCGATGACCCTCACTGCAATTATTCTCGGATGGATGCCTACGATACTGGAGTGGGACGCGCTAAGCACACGGTCCATCGTAGTTTGGATTGTTTGTGTTGCTTTGCTCGCAATCCCGTTCGCTTATGAAAAGACTGTGGGGTTGTCACTATGACGTGGAAAGACGACTATCAAGACGAGAAAGCCGAGTCGGGATTGACGTGGGACGACTTTCACCAACGCCGATTCGTCCACGTCGACGAACTCGACGACGCTACCCAGACGCTTGCAGAACTAACCGAGAACGTGAGTGCACTCATGACCGAGTGGAAAGAGACACGGCGCGAACTGCATGAAATCAAAGTGCTGCTCAAGAGCGAGGAGTTTGACTATGAGTGAATTACAAACAAAGCGTGAGTTAGCGCGTTCTCTTGGACTGTATCAACGACGGGTCGAACTACGATATGACCAATTGTTGCGGATTGACCACGAGACACAATGACACCGACACAGATGCACGGTCGCTTAGACGAGAAAGGCCTGTTAGACGACGCGCACTCACCTGGCACCTACGCCATTGCAGTCGAGACACCCGACGACGTGGAGAGCGTCGCTCGTGCATGGCTCCAAGAAGTAGACGCCCCACTTTCCGACAAAGCGTTTGAACGACTCTCGAATAGTAAGGTCTGCTACGTCGGTGCGAGCAAGGATGTGTACAACAGGTTACAGGACCATGCCGAAGCGAGTGTTCGTAAGGCGTTGTTCTTGCGCGTGTTCGCTCCCGTGGACGTAGTGGGTGTGTGGCCGTCGGATAGCCCCTTCCGTGATGAATACTCGAAAGCGTTGGAACTTTCCGGTGAGGGTTGGGTTGCGTGGTCTGACGGCACGTTGCTATAACCCGTCGACAGAACTAACTCGACACAATTCTTATACAAATTATGGCGACTTACAACGGCAGCACAACGTATCGTCCCGGATGGAACGACCCTCAAGACGTGCAACGCTGGATAGCCGACGAACTGTGTATCGGAAAAACGCTTGTCTTCCCCTCCGGGAGAACAACAATTGGAGATGTGCGAGCGGACGTCGACGGCGAACTTGACCCGGACGTGATCGCAGACTTGCACAATCCCCTCGAGACGTTTGATGAACAGTCGTTTGACACGGTATATTGCGACCCACCGTATTCGTTCTACTCGGAACCGCACAAGAACTGGTTGTTTCCACTATGGCGCGTTGCTCGAGAGAGATTGATTCTCCAAACGCCGCGCCAACGAGTGCAGATACCTCGGTCTGAAAAGTCGTGGCATATCGCAGAACCCAAACCCGGTAGTCCACAAACCAACGTGTGGCTATTTCAAGTGTTTGACCGCACAAGCAGTCGACTCGACCATTTCTAACCAACCCATACGCTTACGGTAAAAGCG